GCTAAGGGCCTGCTGTGTTGTTATGTTCTTTTCTAAAGTTGATATAGCAGTGTTTAAAACCGAAGCAAATGCTGCTCCCAATCCAGGAAACAATCCTGCAACCTGTCCAACGGCCGCTCCCATATCGGTAAGGCTGGCTGCTCCACTGGTAGCAGCCTTGGACATGCTAAAAGAAGAAGAAACAAATGTATTAAGTACGTTGGCAACACTACCGTTAAATTTACCAAGGAGAGCTACGGAGGCGGCAGCGGCGCCTCCGAATGCCACCATTTGTGCTGTTTCATTCATTTAGTTTTTCCAATAAAATGCTCATATAAATATATCTATAATATGTATTTATTGGAGACAAGATATGACTATTCAAGCAAAAGTAAATCCCTTACTTGGCTACATGAGACAACCAAAGATCTATGTTCGATTACCAAGTAATGGTCTTTTTTGGGACCGAGATAGTATTGACATGCCAGAGAATAGCGAATTTCCAGTATATTCAATGACAGCAAAAGACGAATTAACATTTAAAACCCCTGATGCATTAATGAATGGTCAAGCAGTTGTTGATGTTATTCAAAGTTGTATTCCTAATATAAAAGATGCATGGCGGTGTCCGGGCATAGATGTAGACCTTATATTAGTTGCAATTAGAATTGCAACCTATGGCAGCTTAATGACTATTTCTCATCAAGTTCCGGGAACCGATGAAACGGTCGATCATCAAATTGACCTAACCGCTGTGTTGGATCAGATTTTATCCACATCCCAATGGAACGAAACAGTAGAAATTAGTCCAGGCATTATATGCGGTGTTAAACCGTTATCTTATAGGCTCATGACAGATGTTAGTATTAGGACGTTTGAATCAAAAAAAACCATACAGTCTATTGCCGACTCTGATCTAACAGATGAACAAAAATTAGAACTATTTAATCAAGGAATATCAAAACTAACCGATCTCACAGTGGAAATGATTGCACAAAGTGTGTTCTACGTAAAGACTCCAGATAATTTTGTCGAAGATAAGACATTTATCCAAGAGTTTATTCAAAATGCAGATGCAGGTCTTATACAAAAAATTCAAGATCTCATCAATGAAAATAAAAAGACTGTAGGTATCTTACCGCTAACTGTTCATGCTACAGAAGAACAGATCCTTGCCGGAGCACCTGACTCATACGAGTTACCCGTTACCATGGATAATTCCAATTTTTTCGATCAAGGCTCTTAACATTATCTAATGATGAAATTGTCAAATTAGTTGAGAGCCACGAAAAAGAAGTAAAGGCATTAAAAAAAGAATTATTTAGATTGTGTTGGTATATGAGAGGATCTATTACTATAGAGCAAGCCTTTCAGTTAGATTTTGAAAACAGAGAAATTATTAACAGTATTATCGGTGAGAACTTAGAAACAACAAAGGAAAGCGGACTTCCTTTCTTTTAATACTGAGAAGTGAACTACGTTCACTTGATATTTCGCGCATAGCGCTCATATCACACGGTCTTCTTCGAAGAAGATATTAATATTATCCAGATTCAATGGTCACACTTTGCCCGCACAGGGCAAAGAGTGTTGAACATTATCCGAGTTCTTACGTTCACTTAGTGTTAGAGCGTTACAGAGGCGGTCATCCGGTACCTCGAGCTCCGTCTTCGATATGACGGCAGCATAACAATATACACTAACATATTGGTATGCCCAGGGTTTTTCTCCCTTCTTTTGGCCTATTTTTGTATCTTCTAACAATCAAACAGCAGGTCTTGGCTGTCTACATCCTTGCGGGTAGTGATTGAGAACTCTTGGCGGCGAGAGATTTCCGTCCCTGTGACAACAATGTCCAGGTTTAGGGCACTTGAAGTTGGCCAGTGCAAGCCGGTTTACCGCGTGATATGCCTATTTTTTTCTTATGTGATTGCCATGTATACGACAGTTTATAATGCCATTGTAATAATCATCTGATTCTAATACTCGACGTTCAAACTGTTCGCGTGCCTCGACGTAGCTGGTTTCTGCCTTGCTGCCACAATAATGAATTATTTCTCTGGTGAAATTTTCTTTGCCTAATTTTTCTATATCTTCATGGAGGTTAGGACTACTGCCCCAATATTCTCTCCAATCGCTGTCTATTTTACTACGAATTCGTTTTTTCTTCTTGGTGCCGTTTTTTAATGTAACTGTTTTATATGTGGTTTTACTGAATTTACTTAATTTTTTGCCTATGTATTTTCTGCCTGTCAGAGTGTTGGTTATGATATAAACATAACCAACACAATCCTCGGGCAGTTCTTCAATGACTGTACCTTGATAGGTCCAGGTCATTGATTATTTTTTAGCGGCTTTTGCTGGTGCTGATTTTACAGGTGCTGCTTTTGCTGCGTCTTTCTCTGCCTTGCGAGCATTCTTTTCAGCAGTGATTTCATTGCGGCGAGCTTTGACCAGCTTGCTGATCTCTGCTAATGCTTTGCGAGCACGGGTACCAGCCGCGGCATTTCCACCGGTGAATTTAGCATCTTCACTGAGGAACTCGTTAAATGCTGCTTGTAAATTTTCAACTGTCGATTCCATTTTTTCTTCCTTTTGGTCTTCCGCCAGGCTTGATCCTGGGTTTTGCTTTTGCTCTCATTTCTTTGAGACGTTGTCTTTGAACTTTAGTGTTTTCTTGATTTTCTTTATAACATTCCAATGCCAACATTGCCATTGCTTTTTCAAGTTTGATCATTGAATACAAACTGGTTCTAACCTGAGCACTGGATTCTTTACCCCTGTTCTCCATAAACACGTTATGATAGTTATGCAAAGTTACAAAGTGCTTGACATATTCTGAGTACAGCACTCTATAACGATCAATTTTTTCAGTTGACATAATCTAAACTGTTGGAATATGAAGTAAAGCCGCCTTCCTTGACTACTCTAAGCACATTATTTACACGACCGATTAATTCATCCTTGTGGCTAATCAAGTATATATTCTTATTTCGTTCTCTGGCCATCTTTTTTAGAACTGCTAATCCGGCTTCGACACCTGCCGAATCCATTCCAGAATCCATGAGCTCGTCCACAAACAATAAATTGATATGCTGATATAGTCCCTCCCATACATCTCGGAAGGCAAAACTCATACTTAAAATTAATCTATTGCGTTCTCCACGAGACAAATTATCAAAGTCTAATTCCTGACCTAACTGTGTAATCTCTACAGTTAGGTCATTTTGAAACACAACAGTATGTGGTAAACCAAGTTTGTCAATATAATAACTTAACCTCTTGTTGAGATAGGACAAGTTCTGATCAATGATACGTTTTCGTATGAAACTGTCTTTATTGGTTAACAGTTTGTGTAGAAAATCTTGATGATCTCGCAAGCGAATAAGATCATTAATGGTACCCCATGATATTTCTTGAATGGCAGTTTTCTTTAGTTCTTCAATTTGTTCATCATAAGGGTTTGATTCTAATACTTTACCCTCTAAAGATCGAGTCAACTGGTCAAGATTGTTCTTATGTCCTAATGCTTCTGCTTCTGTGTCGTAGAACGGTTCTGGTCTACGACCTTGTTCCCCAATGTCTGCCAATTCTTGTAGTACTGAGTCATAGTTGGTCTGACAAGTATCGAGATATACAACAGAATCTTCCAGGTTTTTAGTCGCTGTTGCAGTCATTTCCTCATGCTTGTGATCATGAATATGCTGTTCGCATGCCGGGCACTTTTTATACAACAGTGATTCTAATGCCTTGCGATGTCTATCAACTGCTTTTTCGGCCTGTGTCACTGCTGTTTCGTAAGTGGCTTTTTGTTTATTCAGGTCTCTGACGCGGTTAGAATTGTCCAACCACTGCTTTAGTGTAGCATGAAGTAGTAATTCTGCATCAATGTCTACTGATTCGAGGCTGACAATAGCAGCACCTATTCGTTCGATCTCTTCCGTTTTCTTTTTTTCCCATGCCGAACTTTTGATACCCAAACTGTCAATGCTTTTTTGAACATTTTCATTGGCGGATCTAACAGCCTCAATGCGAAATTGTTCAGCACTGATTAGGTCCTTGGTTTCTTTAACACGAGTTTTTAGTAACTCTGCTTTTTCACTGAGCAATGTAATACCCAATAACTGCTCAATTACTTCACGTTGGTCGGCAGCTCTCATGGCCAGGAACGGTTCTGTATAGGTATTCAAGGCAACTAAATGCTTAAACATGGTATGTGTCATGTCTAACATTTGTTCAATGGATTTTTGTGTTTCTCTACTATCGCCTTGGCTTTCGTCTTCGCCTTGATTGTCTGCGGTAATTTCTTGATTGTCTACATACAGTCTCAACAAGTTGGGCTTGCGTCCCCGTTCAATGCGATAGTTTAAGCCATTCTTTTCAAACTCTACGGTAACCAACATGTTCTTACCGTTGATCTTGTTGATCAAGTTTTCTTTGCGTATGTTGGTTAATGCTTGCCCGTATAGAGCATAGCTTAATGCGTTGATGATTGTTGTCTTACCAGTTCCGTTACGTGATCCAGTATCGTCACCGCCCAGATCTAAGTTACTGCCTAGTACCAGTGTAAGGGATTCTTGATCAAAATTTACAGCCTGCGACACATTGCCCACGCTCATAAAATTCTTAACTGTGAGATTTTTAATAGAAAATTGGCTCATAGATCGTTGTAGATATCTAGTAGGATTTTTTTATCAAATTGATCGCTGTCAATGTTGATCAATTGTTCAGTTACAATGGCATCAATGCTTTCAAATTTAGTATCGGGGTT